GGAAAAGTGTACTATAGTATGGCTTCTTGTGCCTTGGGCGCAGGATATCCTTGACGCTATCGACAGCGGCGAGGTGACACTTTCAAAGTATGAGCTTTCACAGTGGAGGCTTATGCACATAGGCGCACAGCCTGTTCCGCCGTCACTTATTGCACGTTGGAAAAAGGTTTTTCCTAACCACAAATATGACACTAACTATGGCCTTAGCGAATCTATAGGTCCTGGCTGTGTACACCTTGGTGTGGATAACATTGACAAGGTAGGCGCAATAGGCAAGGCAGGCTTTGGCTGGAAGGTCAAGATAGTTGATGATAAGGGCAACACTGTAAAGCGTGGCGAAGTGGGCGAACTTTGCGTAAAAGGTCCTGGCGTTATGACCTGCTACTACAGAGATCCAAAGGCGACGGCTGAGACCCTCAAGGACGGCTGGCTCTTCACCGGAGATATGGCTCAGGAGGACGAGGACGGATTTATTTACCTTGTTGACCGCAAAAAGGACGTTATTATAAGTGGCGGCGAAAATCTTTACCCTGTACAGATAGAAGACTTTTTGAGAAGTCACGACGCTATCAGGGACGTGGCAGTAATTGGATTGCCTGACCAGCGTCTTGGCGAGATAGCGGCGGCAATAATCGAGCTAAAGCCAGATCACCCATGCACAGAGGAAGAGATAATGGCGTTCTGCCAGAAGCTTCCGAGATACAAGCGTCCGCACAAGATAATTTTTGCAGACATACCGAGAAACCCGACGGGCAAGATAGAGAAGCCGAAGCTCAGGAAGATATACTGCGGAGAGAGCCTTGTGGCAAAGCAGAATCACGGATAAAAAGTAAAGAGGGGTAACGAAAATGGGACGAGAAGTAGTATTTGCCAACATACGAAAAAGAATGATAGCAATGATAGTTGGCGGTGTGATACTCACGCTAATGGGTGGATTTATCTCATTTGCGGCGGTAGTAGCCGGTGAATACAGCGTATTGATACTTGGACTTTTTGCGCTTACGCCTGGTGTTATATTTCTTATATTTGGTACGTCACGGAGGACGCACCCTGAAAAGAGCGGCATATTCAAAGCCAATCCCGATCTTTTACAGCAGGCTGACGAGCTTTACGCCAACATACAATATCAGGACGATTATATTATCGTATCCGACAGGGTGCTTGCCAACAAGAAAGTGCCATTTCAGATGTGCTGGCGAGAGGAAGCCTACGGCATTTACCAGCACACAGCGAGTATGAATTTCATCAGCTACACCAACGAGATAATCGTCTGCACGAAGCACAAGAAGAATGTACTGCGTTTTAACGTATATGCCAAGGGCAAGGACACTGCCATGGGGCTTATGCAATTTCTTTCCCAATGTTGTCCCAACGCAATGGTAGGCTACACTCCTGAAACGCTTGCATATGTTAAGGAGATGCAGAGGCGTGCTCAGCAATAGATAATGGACAAGCTCTTTGTGCTTAAATTTGCACAAAGGGCTTGACTTTTTTTGTGATTACTTGTAT